TGTTCTAACAGGCGATAATACAAAGTTCTTTACTCTGTCCTGTCTTTTAGGTTCTTGTATGCTAGCTAACTCTTGTTCTATATTTTTTCTTTGCTCCTCTAATGCTCTAGCCTGTTCTACCTCAGCAGTCTTAGCTTCTTGCAATAGCCTAGATTGTTTATTCTTTCTATCTTCTTCTATTTCTAATAAAGCTTCTTGTGCAGCTTCACGTAAAGAATTTGATTCTTCTAGTCTATTAATAAGCTTTTCAATTTTTTCATCACTGAAATTAGAAGTAAGTTTCCATTGCTCTTTAACTATAAGCTTTTGAGAAATAGGATCTTCTAAGTCAATATTATCAAAATCTAAAGGTCTAGAATAACTTAAAAACTGATCTATATCTTTTCCACCAGCTAATGTATATTCTAATAAGGGTTTTAGGTTTTCTGGAAGTGCTTCCCAGAATTGTTGTTTCACTTTGGTTTCCAGATTATTTCTAGTTTGATGAAGAGCTGTCTGGATATCTTCAGCCGATCCTGTAAATTCAAAATCTTCATCCGTAACTAATACGTCATTATCTTTTAAGAAATTAAAGTATTTTACGGCATCATCGTCAATTACTATTCCGTCATCTTTTGGTTCTTGTTCACCACCTTGACCATCTATTGTATCACCAGTAGGATCACCACTAGGATCTTCAATATTATCATCATTTAATTGTGGATCATCAATATTATCAAAATCATCCGGTATCATGAAATCATCTAAATTCATACAAATTTATTAATTAAGTTTAAAATTTTAAAAGAAAAAAGTCAATTATTTTTTAGTTTTTATAGCTCTATTTTTAATATCTTTTTCTTTTATATCTAATTCGCGGTCTTTCAACCTTATTTCTTCTCTAAATCTCTCCACTTCTAATTGGTCAGGGAATCCGTCTTTATCTATATCTTGATCCTCTTTAAATTTGAAAGAATCAATCTGTGCAACTAACACCTTATTCTCGAGAGTTTTATCAAGCTTAATTAGTTCAAACTCTTGTGCTTGACGCTGAAGTTCAGCTTGGGATTCAAACTGCTGCTGTTGTAATTGCTGCTGCATTTCATCAGCTAATTTTTCAGAGTTCTTAATTTGCTCTTGAAGCTCGGACATAGAAGTAGCTTTCATCATCTTAATAATATCAGATAATTTAGCTTTATCATTCTGGAGTAGTGCTTGTGAAAGACCTCTTAATTCTTCAAATGTTCTAGCGTCTTTAGCAGAGGATGTTACAAATATACCAAAGTCAGACATTAATAAATCTTCTTCATTAATCTGGAGAGTTTGTACAGATGCGTCATCAAGAACTATTTGAAAATTAGATTTTCTATTCTTAAGATTATCTACTGCAACTTTTAAGAAAGAATCTAGTATAGATTCCCATAATCTATCATGAGGCTGAAGATAAACCTCGGTAATCATAGAAGATAAAGCAATAGAGTTTTGAGCATTTGTAACAGCCTGATTAGGCAGAATCTGTCCTTCACGCTCTTTAGGTATACCCGCAATATCAGAGATTTGTTGATCTATGGCAGCTAGCAGCTGAATATAGTTCATAATATTATTAGTGGTAGACATATCTATTCTACCAGTAACTTTACCAGCTCTTTGCGCTGCTCCAGGCTCTTGTGCATTCTGCAGGGACGAGTAAAAATCTATGTTCATCTCTGTTAAATAGAATAGAGTTTTCTCAAGTCCTATCTTAGGATCAATCATAGATGTATCAAGAGGAAATATCGGTCCCTTATCTTGCGCAATAAGCTTTTTAAGCTTATGCACAATAATAATATACATGTACGCAAAAGGCTTCATTCTATCCATAATAGAGATAGCAGGGGCATTAGTAGATGAGTATATTAAACCGTGATAGCCTAATCTAACTATGTAAGGATCATCCATAGATCTAAACTGCTGCTTTTTAGGGCCAATACGAGTGTAGATATTATCACCTATTCTAGTTCCTTCCCATACTTCTTGAACCCATGACCATCTTAAAGAGTATATCATATCATTCTCTTCCCAGAAGTAGTACACAAGTTTTTTACCATATCCTTGATCTATGTTACGCTTAACTGCATTCTTAGGAACTACGAAATCTTCAGATACCATTTCAATTTCCTCATCACCATACTCATTTATATAAGTTAGAAATCCTACCTTTTTAAGAGATTTCCATTCTACATGCTGCACTACTATAGAGTCGTGATTATTACGTCTAAAGTATTGCCCGTCTAGCGGAGTATTATAATAAGATGAGAATGATACGTGATCATATTCCATATAATTCTTAGGACCACTACCCATAAATATATTCTTATCTTCTAATCTTTTCAGATCTTCTTCAGATAAATCTTCTTGGTACTCATCTACCACTTGAGATATGGGCATATAAGTTTTAGATCCTGCAGCAATACCATCTTGAATATATTTAGTTTCGGTAGATTTAATATGGATAAATCCTAGAGGATTAATAGGTTTAATTTTAGGAATATTATTATCCTCGTAAACATAAGCGATTTCGTACGCAGTTAAGAGAGCGTGCTTAAATGTCTCATTCTTAATAGATGGAATATCTAGTAGCCTCTTATAGTGATTAAGTATCTTATTAGCTAGTATTTCTTTTTGTGATAAATACTTAGTAGACATATACTTAGATATTTCAGAAGGATCCATTACAGGTTCTGTTTGGTCAATTAGCTCTTTAGGAAAAGCTTCATTAACCTTATTAATAGACTCTTGTAAGGAGGAAAGTACAAACTGTTTAAGAAGAGAATCTTTATACGCTAGTTTAGATCTGATACCTTCATCATTGATAAGAAGAGCTTTAAGCTCAAAAGGTCGATTAGATTCTTCAGTTAAAAGAACATTAATCTTATTAGGTGTTTTATTGTAAGGTTTAACTTCATCACCAACAGTAACATCTAATCCTAACGGATTGCACTCAGCTTCAAAATCTTTTTGATTTATAATATTATTATAAAACTGATAATTAGCAAGCATTCTGTTATAATCCGAAACATTCGTAACAGCTATATTAGAAGAAGTATCAACAAGTATAGAATCTATTACCTTCTTAGCCCAAGCATAATCATCTTTAATTTTATCTTTATAACTTAGTCTTTGTCTTAAAAAATCTTTCATTGTTAGTTATAAATTTTTGTATATCTTTATCCAGTTGAGATAGTCTGTCAACTTCTACTTCGGACTTTGTGTAAAAAGAAAGTTCATTTAACCCTATTATACAACCTACTAGAGCCATAACTGCGTCAAAGTTTCCTTTCATATTAAAAGATTTTAATTGCTGTAGTAAATATCTATCAGTAATAAAATCTAAATTTCGTTTAATCTTATCATTATTATTCTCTCTGATTTCAAATACCCACGATTTAAGATACTTTATGGCTTCCCATTTAACCTTATCATTAGACATTGGATACCCATAAACTAGTGACGGATTAGTGTTGTAAGATGCTTTCTTATTAAGAACATAAGTTGGTTGAAGAGCTAGCAGATCTAATCTTTTAATTTTCTCAAAATAATCTTTAGTGTTACCAGCAGTGTTCTCGAAGAATATTTTAGCATTACCATAGAATAGAGATAACTTATATATGATCTCATTTACTTCATCTATACCATAATAAGGCCTACCAATAAAAGAAGCTACTATTTCAGAATATCCTATCTGACTAAAATACTTATTAGTCTTCATAACATATACAGCAGCTAAAGATTCGCCAGAATTAGAGTTAGCTTTGAAAGCATCATATCCTATAATATAAGAATCCTTTTGTATCTTATTATCTATGTATTGAGGCATCTCATATATTACTACAGTTCCTTCAATATTATCAGAGTTCCAAGGAAACTTATCTATCGCAATATCATTATTAATACGGTATGACACACCAGTATCAGAGTTAGGATCGAAGAATAAATCTACTTTCTTTTGTGAATACTCTAACAGCTTATAATTCTGGATCTCTGTTAACCTATTTTGAATTTCTGCAGCAGGGAATATAGAAGCTGATTTAGATAAGAACATCTCTGACGGAACTAAAGGGCGATATTGTATATGCTTAGAGAGAGTCTCAGGGTTTTTAGATATTATCGCCCGTTGCGACATTAAATAGTTTTTAGCTTCCTCAACCTTAGTAACGTAATTAGAGTCCTTGTAATTATTAAGGGATTCGTACGCAGGTATAAAATATGCTATCTTACCCGCATGTTCGAACACATCATCATAATAAAATATGTTATACTCTTCTGGAGAATAGAACATATCTTGAGAATCTAGTGTACCTCCATCCATATCACCACCAGTACCCATCATCCATAACATACCAGTTTTCTCATCACCGGACATAAGGTTATCTTTAGTATTGTGATACACCTGTTTAAGTAGATTGAAAAGACCTACCTCTTCAAGCACTATTATAAGGTTACGAGCACCTTGATCCGCGAAAGGATTATCTTTAAATGATCTATGCTTTATTACAGATTTAGATCCGAATGTTTTCCAACCACCATCAAGCTTTTTCTCGTATTCAGCAATAATATGTTTACCTACTACAAAAGAGCCTTGATACTGTTTATAAAACGGAGCAGGAAAATACTTATTCTGTGAAAATACTTCACCAGGAAGTAAGTCCAGCATATCCTTAACCTTAGATAGTAAGAGAGAAGATTTAGAAGAATCTTCAGCTCCTACAGTTATATCTACTGGTGAAGGAGTAGCACCTTTAACATACTTAGTAGCTCCATCAAATAAAAACTCTTTAGCGATAAGTCCTGCTGCTATATAAGATTTACCAGTATCGCGAGATCCCATAACTAATCCATTCCACATATTATTAGTATATAGTGCTCTACCCAGTGGTAGAGGAGATGTGCGTGTAAGATTAGTAATAGGGTGCATAAACTGCTTACGCTTATTATTAGAATCTAAAGTTTCAGGAAATCTATCTAATAAAATATCATCAGTAACGAACTCATCAAGTAGAATATAGTGTGACGAATAAGTATCATCTAATTCAAATCCAGAGAATCCTCTACACGCATTATAGTAGTGATGGATTTTCCATTCTAGATCTCGAAGATTAGGTCTACCAAATACTTTAGCTTTAGATCCTTTCTCATTTTTTCTAATATTAAGATGATTAATATAAGTATAAAGCGATGACGGAATGTATTTACCATTTACCCAAAGACCTTCTGTAGAAAGTTTCTTTTGGTTAGCCCAGAACTTTACGTACTCAAGTGATAGTGGATGTAATTTAGGGATTTCAACTAAGAAGTCTTTATGATTGGGGAACATCATCTGGAGATGGCGGTGAATATTTCTCTTTAGTATCGTAGATAGTTACCTCGGATAAGGTAATCATATTAGATACAGATACCGCATTAATAA